CTGAGACGGACTTACCTATGTGTAGGTAAGTGTAGGTCAAAGATTAAGTACCCGTAACTGTCCATAAAATTCTGATCTTAAGAGCTTCTGTCCGTACCTAGTACGTAAACCCTTCCTGAACGAGAAATCAGATGGATCAAGGAAGAGCGGCGTAACCTGCAGCGGGATGTACGGCGACCAAACGTAGCCGGCATCCAGATAGGTATCGCCCTTGAGGCCGATGAGCATACGGTCGCGGGTGAAGAACGGATCTTCGTAGACGGTCCACTTGTTGAGCAGTGTACCAACCCGATAGATGCCGAACTGACCGTGGGGCCTGCCACCCGGGTTAATCTGATCGATGCCACCGTAGGGGGTGTCTCCGCCACCCTGGATACCCCAAAGCGGCCGGAAGTCGCCGTGGGTCGTGAGCTGAGCCAGAAGGGCCGAAACCTCGGGCGAGGTAACGATCCAGTTGGCCGGCGCACGCAGAGACTTCTTGTGGATCAGGTTGCTGACGGTCGCAACCGGCGTGATGATCGACCGAAGGTGATCGATTTCCGAAACGCCGGCCGGCGGGAGCCGATCGAACGTGTCGGAGGTGCCAGTGGAGTTCTGGTACAGGCGATCGATGATCTCGCGATCGATTTCCAGCGCGATTTCCTGCGAAACGGCGGAAACCAGAACGGTCTCAGCCTCTTCGCCGTGGAACGCGCGGAGGTCTTCCGCAGCCTCAGAGGAGTAGAGCAGCTTGATTCTACGGGGCTGGGCCTCGATGGTGGCCTTCTTGATATCGAGGTTGGCCTGCGGAATCTTCGAATTCAACTCACCGTCGTAGTAGTAGTAGCACTTTACGAGGTTATGAACCAGAACAAGGTTCTGGAACATGAAATTCGTGATCGATCCGTTTCCGTAGTTGATCGTACCTAGTACGTTGCCGCCGGTCGGAACGAACGTGAAGCCGCTCGATCCGTTATCAGTAGCAACCTGCCGATCAGCACCGGTGGCAGCATCGATTTCCTTGATGACAACCGAGAATCCACGGCCGGTGTCCAAAGGACGAACCGGAGTGAAGGCGAGAACAGCACCAAAGGTGCTGGCGCCGCCGCCACCACCGTAATTCGTGCCATCGCCCGTGACGAGGATTTCGCCGTTCACGAACTCCGACGAGTAATCCTTGTCGAAGTCACGCGGGAAGACGTTTCCCTCGGTCGTCTGACCCTTGGTCGTGCCATAGATATAATCGAGGAAGAATACAAGACCGACAGGAGCGGTCATCGGCTGAACCGAGACAAGCTCGTTGGCGATCAGGTTCGGGAACACCCGACGGAGCAGCGGGAAGATATACTTGGTGAACGAACCGACGTTCGCTCCCCGCGTTTCTTCCGTCAGTGCCCTAAGATGCTTGGACTCGTTCTCCATGAGCATCGCAGTGCAGCGACGAGTATATTCCTGCTGGGGGGTGCGAGCCGGGATCCCCTCAAGGAACTGGCCCCACTTAGCGGTTAGGGCGCCGACATAATTCGTATCCCGAATTGTGCCCCGCTCATCTTCTTGAAGAATTCTGCGTGCCTCGATAGGCATGGTTGTGTCTCCTTAGCCGTCCTACCTAATATTAGGAGGAGAGTCCGGCTGATTTTCGAAGTTCAGCGAGGCTAACTCCGAGTCCGTTATAATCTTCATCCATCGACCGCTTACCAGCGGGCGCTGGGGCCTCTTCATCCATCGGAGTCGGACCCTGGCCACCCTTATTGGCAGCCCGAACCCTGGCTCGAATGGTTGCAAGCTGTTCAGAATCGCGCTTCGGAGCTACGGTGTGCTGCTCGATAATAGCATCAACTTCGCGCGTATCCGTAGGACGGGTACTCTCAATAAGAGCCCGCATCTTTCCGGCTTGAGGATGGCTGGTGAGCCGCTCTTCTGTATAGAGCCGAATAGCCAGAACCTTGTTCAGTTCTACTGCCTTTTGAAGAGCTTCCTCTACCTTAGCAGTCTTGTTGGCCAGAGCTTTGCGGTCTTCGGTAGCGATCTGAGCCTCACGGGTTCTACGACGCTCTTCTACTGCCTGCTCTTTTTCCTGATGAGCTAGGTCGGCACGAACGGATTCAACCCGTTCAGCAACCTCCTCCTTCTTTTCACAGGAGGCCGGATCACCGACCAACTTCCGAATGAGATCGGCATTAGGATCATTAGAGAGCAGTCGTTCCAGGTAATACCTATAACCCATGGTCCGGGCTAACTCGGCTACCTCTCCGATCTTCTCCTCAAGTCCGTCGATCTTCAACTTCTGTTCGGACAGTTGAGTAGTAAGCTTAAGGATTTCAGAATCCTTGGCCTTAACAATGCGCTGTGTATCCTCTGGGAGGGCGACCGGCTGCACCAGATGCTTGATCTGATCGACGATCGACCGGGCCAGAGCGACATCGGGATCCGATTGGAGCTTCGCCTTCTCTTCGTCTCGGATCTTATCGCGCTCTTCCGCAACAACCCGAAGTACGAGTTCGCTCAGCTCTTCCTTGGAAACCGGTGCCTGATTCTCTTTGGTCACGGGCATACCGATCTCATCCTCTTTCTCTTCGAATACAATCTCCGGATAGGAGGTAATATTCGCAGGTTCTGCTACAAAGTCATAGGTTACGAGCTTATAGTCTTCCTGTACCTCGTCGATACCATCTTTGTTTGTAACGGTGGATCCGTATCCTCTCGACGACACGCCGATTTGGATACCAGCCTTCATCAGGGCCTCAAGATCCTTGCCTCTGGAAGTAGGAATGGCTTCCGCTTCACCAACGACCACACCGTTTTCATCAATGGAGAGGCCAGTGATGACATGCGAAACACGAGAGAGCTGCGTCCGTCCATCCGCTGGGTGGTCAAGCTCTCCGAGGACTTGCCTGCGCCCGATCTTTTCAGACAGACGCTTGACGTTACTTTCAACGACGGGACGTGGGTAATATCGTTTATTAGCAGTAGGAACTCCGGTTCGTCCGAATTCCCCGCGTGCAATACATTTCTTCCCGTCACCGCTCTCGATGATCTGCATCGTAACCGGCGTCCAGTCGATTAGAAGCTTCTTTGTACTCATTTTATTGTCGCTTCCACCGATGCTTGGATTTGAAGGGGGTACCGTCGAGCATCGAACGTTTGCTACCCCAAGCAGTTTCCGCCGGCTCCAACACTTTTCTCTTCTTCTTGAAGGGGTTCAGGTGCCTGCGCTCCGCTCCGAATAACTCTCGTCGTCCACTACTGTACCTTAGCCGACTACCAATCCTACGTGCTTCCAGCACGTTGGCTATCGGTACGGTCAGCCCCTCTTCCCTTTTTTTTCGTCGTCCTTGTCGTCGTCCTCGTCCTCGTCCTCGTCGTCGTCCTCGTCGTCCTTGTCGTCGTCCTCGTCGTCGTCCTCGTCGTCGTCCTCGTCGTCGTCCTTTTCGGTCATGGACTCGTAGACTTCAAGACCATCGAGAATTCCGGAGAGAATATCGCCGAAATGAGCTTCCAGCTTAGCCTCGTCGACCTTCTCTTCGTAATCACCCGACTCGACGATATTCTTTAGAGCCTCGGCGCTCTCCGCTGCATCCTCAGCCATATTAGCGAACTCATCGGATAGACCAGCAATAGCCTCCAGAACCTGGAGAGCATCAGCGTCTTCTTCCGACACGCCTTCGGCGAGCAGATCAACAAAAGCACCAAACCGAACAGCCAACATCTCCGCAATAATAGCAGCGTTGGCGTAGGCCTTGACGATATCTTCACGATCCACAGAGGCGATATCCGCTACCAACTCCTGTACATCTTCGACAAGAGCGGCAACAGCAGATACCGGAGCATCTACCTCGTCAGAAGCCTCTTCCATCTTTTTCCGGAACGCTACGACCAAGCTCTCCGAAGGCTTCTTGGAAGTCTTAGACCGGCCCGTGGACTCCACAAGAGGAGCCTTCGGGGCCAAACCCAACTCCTGCATATCCTCTTCGAGAGAGGTTAGTTCTTCAACACGCCCAAAACCGTGCATTGTATTCGACCTTTCACATCAGGCTGGACCGCGCGGTCCACTGATTGATGCGCTCTTCTCAAGGAATCGCGCGGCTAGTTCGTATTTGGCAAGCTCTGGAACAACTGCATCGTAAACTTCTGCTAGAAAGCGAAGGTCATGGACGCGGTTGCGCACTACCGAAAGTGATCTGGACACCTCGGCCAGGTCTAAACCAAGATCCTCCGCAAAAAAGCCAATACGCTCAACCAAGCCCTCGATTGTCGAGTCCTTAACCTTTTCTCCAGAGGACTTGGCCAAGTCCCTAGCCTTGGTGATGCGATTGTCTATCTCCGCGAGGCTCTGTTGTACGAGCGTGTCATACTCACCCAACGAAGAGGCCAAAACCTTTCCCTGAACGAGGCGCTCGAATTTAGGAGAAAGGCTCGATTCAGATACAGATCCAGCCACTTTGCGAATGCTGTCTCCCTGATCTTTAAGCATCCGCTTCCAGGGACGATCAGCCTGGGCCTTGGCAATAACTAAGGCAGCCAACTCACCCTCAGAAACAGGAAACTTTGCCGGGGTTAAAGCAAGAAGACGCCTGATCTTATCTGTAGCACTGTCCTTATCACCCCTACACACACACTCGATGACTAACTCGGCTTCTTTCTTGAGAAAATCAACCATCGAATCTGCATCGTAGGACTCCACAACGATCTTAGTAGCCGACGTGGCAACATACCGTCCCGCGTCTTGGACAAAAGCTACATCGAAGAACCCTGCATCAGTCTCTACGATGGCGTGGCTCTGAAAAGTGCTGATCAGATCGAAGGAGGCGACACCAGGAAAGAGCTTGGCTTTGGCGTTTCCTATGGACTCTTTTACCTGTCCAATGAGGTATTCGTAACTGCCTAGACTTAGGCGCTCAGTCTCGGACTTTGGAGTATAGCGTCGGGTATCGTGGCTCACTAAAAACCTCGTGCTTCCGGACCTTTACCGGACGTGGGATCCCCTCGCCAAGCTAAGGTCTCTGAGAAGCTCCCGTACCTCCAGCAGATGCTGTGTTAGCCGGCGATCATTCTTGAGGACTTCGTCGAGCTTCTGCTCTGCACGCTTCTCCCCTTTCCGATCGCCACGCATGAGGTCTCGCTCCCAGTTACCAGACCGAGATCGATCGTTACGGATCGAATCTCGCGCGGGGACAGTATAGGAAGACCAGTTCCGTTTTACAAGATCATCTAGGGATTCGGCTGCCGGAGGAGAGCCCATTGACGGAGGTTGAGGTGCAGCCGGGGGCTGCGAACCCTGTGCGCCTGGAACCCCTGGAACTCCCGGCTGAGCCGGCTGAGCCGGCATCTGAGGCATCATGGACTGCAGGATCTGCCCGCTTAATCCCTGTGCTTTCGCCATGATAGAGGCGTTCCTTTGCGAATCCTCTTCACGCTGAGCCTGGATCGTTTCAATCTCATCATCACTCATGTCGAATAGCTTCGAGTAGATCCAATACTCGGACATGAACTCCTTCAACCGCGCCGCTAGATCGGCACGAGCGTTCTGAACCTCCATCTGCGCCAGCTGGTAGATAGCAGAGGGAACCTGCATGTGGACATCGTATTCCACATTGTCAGGTTCAATGCCTATAGCCGCTAGATGGGTCCGACAGATCTGCCTATAACCATTACAAAGTTCTCGCTGTACTCGAAGGACAAGCCTGGCAAAACGAACATCTTCGCTACTAAGGGTACTCCTGGCTACACCCTGCTCTTGTCCTAGGTAGCTCTTGGGAACCTTGATGGCAGCAAAAATCTTGTCTCGGAAATATTCAAGGTCGGTTACTGAGTTATGA